GGAAAAAATTAAACAATTAGATATGTCAGGGGAATTTAAACATATGCATAAAAAAGAACCTCCTGAGAAAAAATTCAAATTTAATAAGAATAATTTAAGAATTATTTGTAGTAAATGTATTCCAAATATATATAATGGATGTGGATATAATGAATTATCTTCAAAAATGATTACGATTAAATGTAAACATGGGTATCAAATACCTAAATATAGAGGACATTCTTTTTACTAATAATGTTTATATATGACCAATTATATCAATTATCATGACTTATACCAATCATAACGTAAAAGATGTATCTGCTGACGGTGCAGTAAAAGCAGGTCATGGTGTCATAGTTTCAGTACATGTTGTAAAAGCAGGTGCAAGTGGAGACAAAGTAGTTTTCCATAACGGAGATGCCAACTCAGATCCAGCAGAATTTACGGTATATGGCGAAGGAATTCAAAATATTCAGGACATTATGAGAAGATTTGAAAACGGTATTTATGCAGAAGTTACTGGTACTGGTGCCAAATATCTAGTAGTATTCAAATAGAATCTTTAAATATCAAGTGACTTATAATAGAATATGGTTACCACTACTACATATTGCTCTGTTGGAGACATTAGTGACTTTCTAAGGGTTCCTATAACCAGTACAACCACTCCAAACAAGGAAATGGTTCGCAAGATAATTGCCAGAAAAGAAGAGGAATTAGACAGAAGAATAGGTCATACTTGGAAAACAAAGACAATTACAAGAGAAGTTCACGACTTGCCATTGCTATATACATTTGGATGGGGTACTCCAGTATTCTTACAGCATAGAAATATACAGGTTTTAGATACTTCAGCAGGTGACAAGATAGAAATTTGGAAGGGAGAAAGTGATTCATGGGAAAATATAGTAGGTCAAGACCAATGGTATCATTGTGAGTATGAGAGAGGAACATTACATTTAAGAGGATATTTGTTTACAATTCTAAGAAAAAACAGAGTTAGAGTAACTTACAGATATGGTGGTGAAAACTTTGCAGGTGACACAACAATACCTTTAGACATTACAGATGCAGTTATCAAGATGACAGCAATAGAAGTAATGAACACATCATTCCGTATGGATGAAATTCCAAGTGGTGGAAGTGTATCACCCAGTGAATCAAAAAGATTCTGGCAAGAGGACATAGACCTATGCATATCAAATCGTAGGGAAGTGTTTGTTGTACCTTGATAAGCAACAGCAAAGCATATAGACAGATTAAGGCTTTTAGAAATGTTAAAGCAGCACAATCTAAAAGCATAAAAGCTAGAGTTTTAGACTGGAGTAAAGATGGTAAGAAAAAAGATGAGAATGGTAACATAATGCCAAAAGAATATCTAAGAAAACGAGAAATAGAATTAAACGGTGTTGCATATACAGTTCCAGCAGGTACTAATCCTGATCAAATAATGATTAGTAAAAATATGAGTGACACTGAATTGATAGGTTATATGGAAAGTATTACTAATAAAGAAGAAAACATAAAGGAGAATGATCCACCTGATTACGCATTGCTTGGTAACTGGGATACAAAAAGACAACAATGGCATAATAGCGATATAAATTACCCTGATGGTTGGAGGACACCAATTTACCCTGGTGGTAAATCTGATGTAACTTCATCAGCACTTGGAAAAAAACCAAATATTCAAATGATTAGACAATGGGTTGAAGATGTCAAACTTGCAGGTAAATCACAAAGCGAATTGGATAGAGAATATAACGGCATGTATAATCAAATGGAACAAACAGAACCGTGGAGCAAGGAAAAAATGGACAGATTGGTAAATTCTATAGCATTTGTAGTTGCTAGAAAGATATGGTATGTCGGTAGAAAACCATCAGGTATGTCAGATATAGAATGGGACAGAGATACTAAACATATGAGACCTGATGAGGGTACTTACAGTATGGGTAAAAAAGGACAAAAATATGGTTATACTCAAATCAGTACTTATGTTGGTTATCATCATGTACCTGAAAATTTTCATAATAAGTACATTGAGAGCGAATATGTATATAGTAGTGGTGAGCCAGTTACAGAAGGGATAGAAGAATGACAATTGTAACTTATGATGCAGTAGATGACATTATAGACCTAGTCAGAACTAAATGGTCTAGTTTACGCCCACCTCATATAACTAAAGTATGGGAAAAGAGAACTGTTGGTTTTATAGATGACAGAAGTGACGAAATAATTGTATCACCAAAAGGAGAGAATATAGAGGTATTTGGTCTAGGTGGAAGTGCTTTTTGGCACGAACAGATAATTGAACTTGATATACGTACATATCAGGATATTAAAAGACACGATAAAGTTGTAAAAGAGGTAGTAGGAATCATAAAAGACAACATAGTAGGAGCCACATACACTGATTTACGAGTAATAGGCTCATTTAGTAGAAACTTCCAGTTTCGTAACATGTTCAACTATGTTATAACATTGTCATACAGAAAGGCTAATCCTGCTTAAAAATCTTTATATAGTAATACAGGAAGTATAATGTATGGCAGCAATATATACTGGTGGATCTGCATCTGTTCTATATGGATTTGAAGAAAACTCAGCAAGCCCTCCTGTTGCCGATTTTGGAGTTGCTGCACCAACAATAGCAAATATTTTCGGAATGAATCAAAAAGTTACATCATTATCATTAGCTACAGGTCAAATGCCACTTAACAAACTAGGTCAAGTAGAAGTAAGTAAATTTGCTTATGGACAACAGCAAGGTAGTGTAAATATAGGTTTTGTTTGGGATAGTGAAAAATCAGATAAAATATTCAAGACACTTTTCGGAGCACCATCATCAGCTAGTAATGTTGATACTTATCCAGCATTATCAACAAAACCATTTACAGGAGTATCAGGAAGTGGTTCTGTAACTGTTACTCCAAGTTCCCCAGTATCAATAACAACACAGATACAAGTATTAACTAGTGGAACAAACATGTTAAACAGAACATTAAAAGGTTGTGTTGTTCAATCATTAGGATTATCAACAAGTATAGGTGAAGTATTGAATGCAACAGTTGACATGGCTTTTGCAAAAGAAGATAATACAACAGTTGCAGCAAGTAGTGGATTTGTAGCACAAACTGCATCAGGAAAAGATCAGGCAACTACACCATACACATTTGCTCACGGTGTATTGACAACATCTACTGGTGGAAGTGGAGTTGCAACAGTTGCAGAGGTTCAAGATGTTGATCTTACATTTGCAACAAACGCTGAATTATTATGGGGATTAGGTAGTCACCATGCATCAACCGTGTTTAGAAAAATATTTGATGTCACTGGAAGATTTAAAACTTCATTCAAGAATGGAGAATTAATACAAGCAGTTGTTGATCAGGCTATTGCAGGAACAGAGACAATGGAAGAAACAGCAAATGTTGGATTAGACTTAACTTTCACAAATGGTTCAAAATCATTAAAAATAGAATTAGGTGGAATATCAATAACTGACCACAGTGTATCTGGTATTGAACCAGCAGAACCAATCTTTGAAGAAGTCAATATCAAGGCAAAATCAGCAAGAATAGTATCAAATCACGCATAGTAGCAACCTTTATTAATTCGATTACTAAATAAATCATAATGACTTTGATACCGATTAATATTACATATAATGGCAAGCCTGCCGTGGTTGAATTTGAGGATTCACTCACATTTGGTGATACCGAGTTTTTGATTGGAAATTCTGTAGATCTTAGTGATGTTACAAAACCTAAAATTGATTTACCAAGATATAGGTTAAACTTGCTATCATTGACAATAAAAAAGGCACCATTTAAGACAGGTGATATTAACATCATAAAAATGCAAGATGCAAAAATTATAAAATCTATACTAAAGGAGATAGTCAAAATACACCCTTTAACGACATATATAGAGGACTGGATGGAAACATTCATGAGCTCAGAGGAAATGACAAGTTTAGATACACAATCTACTACCATTGTGCCACCCAGTTCGGTTGGGACAAAGAAACGGTCGACAAACAAGAAATAGATTATCTAAAGAAACTGTTTGCTACTCATGTTGATGTAATGGATGATGCTAAAAAACAAGGTGGAATGCCTCCCATATCTAAAAATATGGCTAAAAACTTTAAATAGTTAATATGATATTTATATAACATATGACAGTTAAAGAGGAAGAAGCAGTTGTTCAAGCTTTTATAAAGATGTGGAAGGATCTTACAA